AGACGTATTTGTTGATTTGCTTAATAATATAGTTTTGAAATTTTTCGCTACTCATGCACCATTTATCTTTTCGTTGATACCATTTTGTAAAATTATCAAGATCACCAGTATCACACTCTAACATTTCTCCAAAGTCATTACACAATGGTGGATTAATTCTTATAATAGATAGATCAAAAACTTGTGCTAACTTTGCAACTACCTTAACGGATGCAATTCCTCCTGAATTTATTTCTTTAGTATTATCATTATTCGTTGCAACAATAATTCTTTTTAATTCGAATGTATTAAGATAAGAAATAAGTTTTGAAGAAGCATCTAAACCAAAAGTAACTAAGACATTCTTAAAACCAGCTTCGTGAAGAGCTAGGCAATCTCCAATGCTTTCAACTAAAATAACTTCTCCACTTTTTTCTATAATATCACTCGAAATATGATGCGGATAAACCCAATTCGTTTTACGACCCATATGTTTCCACTTAGGAATGTTATCTCCCTCTACAACGGATCTTCCAGAAAAACCATGTATTTGATTATTTAAATCGTATATTGGAAAAACCATACGTCTATACATTTTACCACCACCAGCATAACCACAATCAAAAGTAGATTGGGTAACTCCAGAAATACCCCTCTTTTCATAGAAAGTTTTCATAGGTAAAAGTTTTTCTAAATATGAAATTGGATAAATTTTTTCCATCTCTATTTTTTCTTCTGGATTTTTTGTTTTTACTTGATGATTTGGAGTGTAGTTTAAATATTGATTTAATATTTTTGGATCATCTGTTTTTAAAGTTTCTTGAACTAAAACATTGAAAGGCTTTGATGCGGAATCAGCGCCAAAATCACGCCAAACTCCAGAGTCTTTATATATAATAACAGAAGTATTAGTTTTTCCATTTCTATAAACTGCACGAGTGCGCCAATGGTTACCGCAGTCCTGCAAATTATATCCTAGTTTTTCTAATGCCTCTCGATATATGTTCATAGATCATCAAAACTTGGAATTTCGTCTGTATTAGAAACAGAAAGATCACCGCCATTATTTCTAAAGTTTACGATATCTCGCAAATCACCACATTCTTTAATATTGAAGTTCCTAAATTCTAAATTAATAAAATTTCTTCTAAGATTATCGTCTACTTGAACTGGCTCTACAGCACCCGCTATGTCTTTGCCTAGATGTCGCGATTTAACATTTACTAACTTGTGTGTGCCAAAGTTAGAACCTTCTTCTGCTACCTCATCATGCGTCTTTTGCCTTAAAATAAACATGTGAGAACAAAATTGAGTAATTCTATCAGAAAGAGATACAATAGATTCATCATCCACTATATTGGCGCTTTGACGGTTGGTTGTTATACCGCTACGATTAGATTGCACGGACGTAATCATAGGCACAACTGGATTACCGTCTTCTAATATATCTTTTTGAATTGTCTTTTTAAATTTATCAACCATTTCTCCTACTAACTGCCACTCATTTTTATTGGACTGCTCAGAAGAAGTTTTGATGTAATCGAAAGAAAATAACATTCTATTACCCCGACCTACTCTTGAGTAATAAAAACGTTTTAAAGTATTTACCATGGAGTCTACATCCATGCCTCCGACGTTGTAATAATAAAACTTTAAATTCTTAACATTTTTCCAAACAGCTCTAACTTTTTTCACAACTTCATCTCCTGCTTGCCTCCACTTACCACTCTCTAACAAATGAGAGGGAACGCCAGAAAGTGATGCACATTGGCGAATAATTAGCTCTTCTTTACTCATTTCTCCATTATCAAAATGCAAAACTGGAACATTATATTTTTTAGCTACTTGAGTGGCATAATGCATACAAAATTGAGTTTTACCAACTCCACTTCTAGCAACTATTACAGTAATATTTCCTGGTCTCAAAAGCGAGCCGTAAATATCATTAATTTTTTCATGTGGCCCCATCATACCGAACTCATCAATTGGATTATTGCCACGCTCTTCAATAAATTCTTCCATATCGTCATAAATATTTTTAGGAGCATCATCGCCCACTTCAAAAAGATTTATTTTTGAATTATATATTTCATCAGCGTTTTCAATAATTTTAAAGTAAGAGGCATCTGGAGACATGTTTTTCATAGAACTAGCTATTTTATTAGCTGTTTTGAAAATCTGCCTTCTAACACTAAGTTTCTTTAATTCTTGTATAACAGAATGTATTTTATCTTGAGAATGTATTTTTCTCATTGACAAAGATCTAACATAATCAATTAAAGATATATCTTCTTCAAATTTTATGCCTAGGTCTTTAATTCTTTGCACCAACACGACCTCATCAATATTTTCTCCACGCTCGAAAGATCTTTTTAGGACAACAAAAAGAGTTCGATGAAGCATGGAATTATCTTGAAAATCTGATTCATCTATAAGATGAATAAAATTAAAAAATAACTCTGGTTTCTGTATAAAAGCGGCTAAAACTTGTTTTTCAATTTCAAGACTATGCATATCGTAGTTTGCATAATACCTTATAAATTTAAAATGTCAAGAATCTTCTTCTAGTTCTTCTTGAGTTGCTGGAGCAGACTGCAAATAGTCTTCTATGGATTTTAATAGGCCAGACTCCGTAATTTGTGATTCACAATTTGTATAAATAATTGGAGTTCCATTTTCGTCGCAGTAAGCTATAACAAATCCTTTGTAACATTTTGGGCCACCAGTTAGCTCGTAAAGATCCTGCAACATTTTTTCTGGTAGCTTAAATTTTTTAAATTTATTCTGATCCATATAAATTTATTTACACTAGCCCAATAATTTTGCGAAAAATTCATTAGATAATTCGTCGTCTGGGTAAATTTCTATGAGTTTTATATCGTTAATTTCACAAAATTCTAATTTTTTAGTGTCTCTTCTGATTTGGCGAACAAAATTAGCTCTTGTTTTGTGAAAATGCTTAACAAACTGCAAATGTTGAGCTCCTTGAACCTCTATAGCTATTTTTCTATTATGGTTGTAAAAATCTAATGAAAGTTGTGTCCCAACTATTCTAAATTCTTCATATACAGCGTCGTATTTCCAATACTTGTATAAGTGTTTTTTAACTTCTGCTTGAAATTTACTACGACATTTGCCGTTCCACTTAATTTTGTATCTATGTGGATTTCTAAGAGGTTTTTCCTTGCCGTATAGAGTTTTAAAGTTCACCAATATTAGATTTAAAATAATTTATTAAAAATGCAGATAGGGCTTCATTTTCTTCTACCATTTTAAATAAATTGGCCTCTCCTTGAACTTTTTCTGGTAAATCTTGAACAACATCAGCTACAAGCTCTTTAAACTCTTCGCCAATAGTAATCCAAGCGCCTTTTTTAGTAACAAACTCCCACATATAAAGGAGGTCTATTAACTCTTTTTCTACCCAAACTGACTTGCCACCAGTTCTTCCGTATCTGATGGGATACATAATGGTATTATTAGTCTTTTCATTAGGTGATTTTTTAATCGTAACTTTAGCCCAATGACCAATAATTGGATTAGTCTTAGGGTCTGGCTGCTTCTTCGCTGGGTCTTGTAAAATCATGTCAGATTTAAATCGTGGCTCAAATTCCATAATATAATTAGCAAAGTGAAGCAATGCATTACCACCTGTTGCTGACGTCTGACGTATCGGAGCTTTTGTGTATGGATCTAATTTGATGTCTGCCCTTACTTGACTAATAAAAATGGCCATATGACCCCTTTTTGCAAGGGAAATAGACATTCTTTTCATAAAGTTGGCTGCGATTACTGCCCCACCAGCCACTTTGTTAGAATCATAAAAAGATTTATCAATATCTTGTTGTGATATGAGCCCATCTACAGAATCTAGTATGAAACAATACTTATACTTATCTTCATTTTGCTCAACTAAAGTTTTGATTGCATCAACAACTACCTCGTAAATGTTGCTCTCAAACACGAAGCAAGTGCCAGCAACCCACTCTTTTGCGTCGTATACAAATTTTATACCAGAACGAGCCACCATTTCATTAGATAAACGACCTTCAGCCTTAATATAGAAGCCTTTTGCGTCTTTTTGAGTGTTTAACATGTTTTTCATCACTTCTAAAGCTGCAGAAGTCTTTCCGCCCTCATTCATGCCAACAAATCTATGTAATCCTGGGCCAAAACCTCCGTTTAGGTTTAAATCAAGCTGAAGAGAACCGCTTGATGCTTTATAGTCAATTGACTCTTCGAAGTTATAATGATGTCCTTTTTTGTCTTTTAAGAACTTTTCTAATATTTCTGAATCTTTATCACTCATTTAAATAAATCTTTTGTATTTTTTGGTTTATTATCTGTGTGGATATAATCTTTTCCACTTTTTTCTCCTAAAGGATATTTATCATACTTAGATAAGTCAACTTTAAAGTTAAAATTACGCCATTTTCTGTCCATTGTATCTTTTAGCTCTTTAGATACTAAGTAAGCTAGGCTATCGTATTTCTTAGGAAAAGTAACAATTTCTAAGAAATCTAGAGAATACCTAGATTCTAGGTCTTTAAATATCTTCATTTCCCTAGCCCAAAAGAATCGCTTTTGGGTTTTAGGAACATCAATGAGTCTGCCTATAGTAAGTTGTCGCCTCTTATGTGGCGTTAATTTCTTTGAAGTCATGTTCGCACATTCTGCACACTAATGTTTCAAAGTCAATCTTTTTGCGCCAACCTAATTCTTTTTCTGCTTCAGAAGGATCTCCAAGAAGCAAATCAACTTCTGCTGGGCGATAAAAATTTCGGTTGACTTTCATTAGGGTGATATCAACAGGAACTTCTCCTCTCAGTTTATAAACTTCATCAACACCTTCACCAGACCAATATCCTTGGATGCCAGCATTATGAAAAGCGAGTTCTACAAATTCTCTAACACTGTGAGTTTCTCCAGAAGCAAGCAGATAATCTTTTGGCTTATCTTGATTAAGCATCAACCAAACGGCTTCAACAAAATCTTCCGCATGACTCCAGTCTCTCTTAGCATCAACATTACCAAGCTCAAGTGGTTTGAAGTCTGTATCGCCAAGTTGTAGAGATTTGGCGATTCGTGCTACATTTTTTGTGATTTTTCTAGTTACAAATTCTTCGCCACGGCGCTCTGATTCGTGATTAAAAAGATAACCTTGAACCGCAAATAAGTTATAAGAATCTCGCCAGACCTTTACAATTTGTCTTGCGGCAACTTTAGACGCTCCATAAGGGCTTCTGGGTCTTGGTGGATGTTTTAGATCTTGTGGGCTATACATGACGTCACCAAACTCCTCTGAAGACCCTGCATTATAATAACGACAATTTGGACAAATTTTACGAATCGCTTCAAGCTGTCGCATAATGCCAAGAGTGTTTGTATCAAAATGATTAACTGGCATATGCCAACTGTTGCCAACAAAAGAGTTTGCGGCAAAATTTATAAAATAATCTGGTTTAATTTCTTGAATAGTGGTAAAAATGCTGTGCTCATCGCCTAAATCCATCTCAATAAGTTCAAAG